AAGGAGAACTCTCATGGCATTCCAAGTATCGCCTGGTGTAAATGTAAGTGAAATTGATCTTACTACCGTGGTTCCTGCCGTATCGACTACGGAAGGAGCTATAGCCGCGCACCTCAAATGGGGACCCGTAGAAGAATTAGTCTTAGTTGATAGCGAAGACAGACTTGTAAACGTATTTAACAAGCCAAACGCAAATACAGCATCCGACTTCTTTACGGCCGCCAACTTTCTATCATATGCTAATGCTCTATACGTTTCTAGAGCAGTAGACGCATCTGCCAAGAACGCCGCAACAGGTGCCGCTGGCGGAACTCTAATTAAAAATAAAACAAAATATGACGAAGATTTTACTACGGCTGCCACTAAATCAGATTGGTATGCTAAGTATGCTGGTGATTTAGGAAACTCACTCAAAGTTTCAACTTGCTCCAATGCAAACGCATGGGAACAAGCCTTTAGTACTAACAGCACGAATACCGCAGGACGGTTTGTAGCCGCTAACGTTGCTTTTACGTTTACTGCTGGATCTAATACTGTTGCTATTGCTTATGGTGGTAATACTGCACATGTTGGCGCAACAGTAACAAATAACTTTCAAAAAGGCGATATTCTTCTAAGTTCTAATAATATCGTTCTTGGTAAAGTAGATTCAATTTCTTCAAATACCGTTCTTAAATTACAAGGAACTTATACTGCATTTGCTGATGGTGGAACTTCTAATCTGAAGATTGGTGGAACTACAGCAACTGTTGCTCAAGCTTCAGCCGTTCTCAAACGCCGTTGGGAGTATCATAACGAATTTGATAGCATTCCTTCAACAACCGAATATGCAAATACTGTCAACTCACAGAATGACGCAATTCATGTCATAGTAACCGACGAAGATGGAATTATTTCAGGCACTAAAGGTACAGTTATAGAGAGATATAGTAATCTGTCTCTTGCGTCTGATGCTAAGACTGAAACTGGCGCTGTTAACTACTATAAAGAAGTTATCAATCAACAGTCTCCTTGGATTTATTGGGGAAAACATCAAGTCAATCATACTAATGCAGGAACTCGCGCAGACGCTACGAATAGTGGCGCGGCCGCTTCGGGTACGAATTTTATCACGAAATCCTCTCCTACTTCAAATAGTATGGTAAATGGAACTGATGGAACTGCCGCAGGCAACGATGATTACATTCGTGCCGCTAATAAGTTTAAATCCGCTGAATCAGTTGATATATCATTCATTCTAGGATCCAATCATGGCACAGCCGTTCTTCAGCATTATGTACAAAACATTGCTGAAGATCGTAAAGATTGTATCGCAGTTATTTCTCCCACAAGAGCGAATGTTGTTAACAACGACGCTTATGAGGGTAAAGAAACTACTGATGTTCTTGCTACTCGTAGCACATATAACATCGATTCATCTTATGCAGTCATGGACAGTGGTTGGAAGTACATGTACGATAAGTACAATGATCTTTATCGCTACGTACCTCTTAATGGTGACATAGCTGGACTTTGTGTTCAGACTGATGTTAGTAGAGATCCTTGGTATTCTCCAGGTGGTTTTAACCGAGGAAATATCAAGAATATCATTAAACTTGCTTACAATCCAGCGAAAGCAGATCGTGATCAACTTTATAAAGATAATATCAATCCTGTTGTCACTTTCCCTGGACAAGGTACAGTGCTATTTGGCGACAAAACATTACAATCTAAGCCTAGTGCTTTTGATCGTATCAATGTTCGTCGCTTATTCATTGTTCTTGAAAAAGCAATTTCTACTGCCGCTAAATTCACATTGTTTGAGTTTAATGATGACTTTACTCGCGCACAATTTAAAAACCTAGTAGAGCCGTTTTTGAGAGATGTTCAAGGAAGGCGAGGCATCACCGACTTTAGAGTTGTCTGTGATTCTTCTAACAACCCAGGTTCTGTAATTGATCGTAACGAATTTGTTGGAGATATTTACATTAAACCAGCACGTTCTATCAATTTCATTCAATTAAACTTTGTTGCTGTAAGAACTGGTGTAGAATTTTCTGAAATAGTTGGCAAATTCTAATAAATAGTTCAAAAGAACAGGAGAAGAAATAATGCCTTTTAATGTAAACAACTTTCAAGCCGCACTCAAAGGCGGTGGCGCACGAAATTCACTGTTTGAAGTACAGATATTCAGTCCTTTCGGCGGTGATACTACTTTCATGTGTAAAGGAGCGGCTATTCCTGCGGCAACTATAGGAGTAATTGATGTACCGTATTATGGTCGTCAGGTCAAAGTTGCAGGAAATAGAACCTTCGACACTTGGACACCAACTATCATCAACGATGAAGACTTTGCTATTAGAGCCTCAATGGAAAGATGGAACCAATCTATCAATGAGTTTGTAGATAATACAAGAACGCTTGGCACTGGTTCTCCAAGTTCATATAAATCAACAGCAAACATTTGGCAATACGGACAAAGCGGTGCTTTCCTAAGAGCATATACTTTGTTTGGAATATTCCCTTCTAACATTAGCACGATTGATCTTGCTTGGGATACAGAAGGAATCGAAGAATTTACTGTTGACTTTACATATGATTATTGGGAAAGCTTAGGTGGCGGTGGCGCCGGCGGTGTTGGTGTTTCTGTAGGCTTCTAATATTAAGTGATGTTGTAAGAGTGACATAAATAGAAATGTTACTCTTTACATAAAGGATATAACATGGCTGTAGAACTCTTTGGTTTCCGTATAGGTAAGGTAGAGGATCAAAAAGATAGCGTTGTCTCTTTTGCTCCTCCCGAACCTGATGACGGATCACTCACTATTGCACAAGGTGGTGTCTTTGGCACCACTGTTGATTTAGAAGGTACCGCTAAGAACGAAGCGGCACTTGTTACAAAATATCGTGAAATGACTTTGCAACCCGAATGTGAAAAAGCCATTGACGATGTTGTTAATGAAGCTATCGTTGGCGACACAAAAGAACAGACTGTTCAGATTGTATTAGATGATACAGATTTGTCTAGCAGTATAAAAACAAGACTTAATGAAGAATTTGATGAAATTCTTTCGCTTCTAAAATTCAATACAAAATCATACAACATATTTAAAGACTGGTACGTAGACGGGCGTTTGTACTATCATATCATGATAGATACTAAGAATCCAAGGGCTGGTATAAAAGAACTAAGATATATCGATCCACGCAAGATTAAAAAAGTAAGAATGGAAAAACGCGATAATAAAAATCCCAATCAAATAACAAAAACTGTATTACACAAGAAATACGACGATTTTTATATATACCAGCCCACAGGAATAGGTTCAAATAACGAAGGTATCAAGATAGCACCAGACTCTATAGCATATTGTCACTCTGGTGTTTTAGATAACCGAAACTATATGGTTCTATCGTACATTCATAAAGCGATAAAGCCTCTCAATCAGTTGCGTATGTTAGAAGATGCAACAGTCATTTATAGACTAGCAAGAGCGCCAGAGCGCCGCATTTTCTATATCGACGTAGGTAATTTACCTAAAGGTAAAGCAGAACAATACCTACGCGACATGATGCAGAAACACAAAAACCGTCTTGTCTATGATGCTGAAACAGGTGCTATACGTGATGATCGTAAGTTTCTGACAATGTTAGAAGACTACTGGTTACCACGTAGAGAAGGTGGCCGCGGAACTGAAATAACGACACTGCCTGGAGGTCAGAATCTAGGCGAACTTGATGATGTTATATACTTCCGTCGCAAATTATACGAAGCCCTTAATGTTCCTATATCAAGATTGGAAACTGATAACCAATTTAATATGGGTCGAGCATCAGAAATTACAAGAGATGAACTTAAATTTTCTAAATTCATTTCTAGATTGCGGGCGAAATTTGCTGAGTTATTCTTTATTCTTCTTGAAAAGCAATTGTTGTTAAAAGGAACAATGACAAAAGCAGAATGGAGTGATATAAAAGATAAAATCTATTTTGACTTTCTTGAAGATAATCACTTTTCAGAACTTAAAGAAGCTGAGATTATGGAGAATAGATTACGACTTCTGAGTGATGTAGACCAACATCTTGGTAAATATTATTCAGCTACATGGATACGTAAAAATATTCTACATCAAACCGAAGATGATATTGAAGATATCAACAAAGAAATCGAAGCTGAAAAAGAAACTGATGATGAAGGCGATGAAGAGGATGAATTTGAAAGTAAACAGCTATAAAGCAACAATTTATTATAAATAATAGTGGAATAAGGAGATTAATAATGGCAGACTACACTACAAAGGATGCGGTTCAATTTACTTTGGATAAGAATACTGCTAAGTTTAAAGAGGCTATTACAGACGTATTAACCCAAAAAGTTTCTGATGCAGTTGAACTTAGACGAGTCGAAGTATCTGGTCAGTTTATGTCAGCCGAGACTGAGGGGAGTCAAGAATCAGATGAAAACGTATAAACAGTTTTTTGAGACTGCCGACGCAAAGGATTATGTCGTTAAAGATGATGACGAAGATGAAAAAAAAGAATTAAAACCTCGTTCAAAAGGCGAGAAAAAATTTAAGGATGCTCACAAGGTCGATAAGAAAAAGCACCCCACGGCGGATGACAGTGTACACACGGGCGATATCAAAAAGAAAGTTAAAGAAGAAGTCGAGCTAGAAGAAAAAGCCAAAGTTAAAGAAGATGATGAAGACGAAGACGAAGATGAGGTTGCTGGCAGAGGTGACGAAGACGAAGAAGATAGTGATGACGATGACGATGACGAAGAAGAAATTGACGAAGACGTTTTAGGTTCTTTAGAAGATATCGCTAAGAGACATCAAGCTAAACGTGTCAAATTTGGAAATAAAAAGAGCATGACAGTAGATGCTACAACAGCTAATGCAATGGTTAGTATGTTTAAGAAATTGAATGATCAGAACAAAAAGAGAATGCGACCATTCATAGACAAGTCTCCTGAGAATTTTATGAAGATGATGGACTTAGCTTTTGGCGGAGGAAAGAAATAATGGCATTAAAACTTAAAGGCGCCCAAATTGCGGCAACCACAGCGGTTGCAACAGCAAATAACGTATCGTCTGCCTCAGTAGTGCTAGTACAAAACGCTGGTTCTACTAGTAGACTAGTCACATTAGTAGACAATGCCGTTAGTGCGGCTACTATTGGATCATTTAATCTTCCCCCTAATCAGAATGTGCGCTTAGAAAAGGACCCTACAGATGAAATCTATGCGGCTCATGCTGATATTAAACTAACGCCTATTGCTCATTCAACCTAAGGAAAAGTAAATGAAGCTTATATGCGAAGTAAACGAAAACGTTAATTATCTCACAGAAGAAAAAGATGACGGTGCAAAGAATTATTTCATCGAAGGCATTTTTATGCAGGGAGATGTTAAGAATCGTAACGGCCGCGTATATCCTTCAGAAGTTTTAGCAAGAGAATCTAAACGATATGCAAAAGAGTATATTGATAAGAAACGAGCTTATGGTGAACTTGGTCACCCTCAAGGACCAACGATCAATTTAGAGCGTGTATCTCACATGATTACCGAATTAAAACAAGATGGAAAGAATTTTGTTGGTAAAGCTAAAATCATGTGTGAAACTCCATACGGTAAAATTGTTAAGAGTTTAATGGACGAAGGCGCTCAATTAGGTGTAAGTTCTAGAGGTATGGGTTCTCTAAAAGAAAAGGGCGGAGCCGCAGAAGTTCAAAAAGACTTCTATCTTGCTACTGCCGCCGACATTGTTGCAGATCCGTCTGCTCCTGAAGCATTTGTTTCCGGTATTATGGAAGGAAGAGAATGGATTTGGGATAACGGTATTATTAGAGAATCCGATATATCTAACTATGAAGAAGCTATTAAAACCGCATCTAAAGAAGATTTAGAGACGGCTAAACTAAAAATATTTGAAAACTTCCTCTCAAAATTATAAAATTATAAATATGTTAAATGGAAAAAGATAAATTTATCAAGGAGTGTTCTAATGTCTGACCAAGAACTAGAAATACAAGCCGAGGCTGACGAAATCCTCGAAGCAGAAGCAGTAGAGGAAGTAATCGAATCGGACGAGCAGGAACAAGAAGAAAGTGATCTCCAAGAGAAAAAGTCTGTAAAAGAGTTTAAAGCTAGTCATGGAGATCCTTCAGAAGTTCCCGATCCCGACTCAAAGAAAACGGACGAAAAACCTAAAGGTAAAGGCGAATCAGCCCCTAAGACTAAAATTGGTATGATCAACGCTATGGTTGAGAAAATGAAAGGTCTTAAAAAGGACGAATTAGCCGCTACTTATGGTAAAATTCAAGCCGCTCTACTTCCTGATGAGGAAGAAGATGACGATGAGGATAAAGAAAAAGAAGAGTCCAAGAAGCCCGTTAAAGAAGTCAAGAAAATCACTAAAGAAGATATTGATGTTGAAGAAGATGTCAAGGCTCTCTTTGGTGAAGAAGACCTTTCTGACAAATTTAAAACAACTGCAACCACAATCTTTGAAGCCGCTGTTGTCTCTAAAGTAAATGAGATTTTAACAGAAGCTACTACTGATTTAGATTCTGATCTAGAATCTGAAAAAGAAGATATTATCGAAGCAACTTCTTCTCGCTTAGATGATTATCTAGAGTACGTTGTCGAAGAGTGGATGAAAGAAAATCAACTCGCAGTTGATCAAGGTATTCGCATAGAAATTACAGAGAATTTCATGCAAGGACTTCGCCAAATTTTCTCAGAAAATTATATTGACATTCCTGAGGAAAAGACTGATCTAGTAGATGAACTCGCTACTAAAGTTCAAGAACTAGAAACTTCAGTTAATGAAGAAATGGAAAAGAATATCACATTAAGTAAAGACCTTAATGAGATGAAAAGAGAAAAGGTTCTTCAAGTTATAAGCGAAGGACTTTCAGAGACTCAAGCAGACAAATTGAAATCTCTTTCTGATGGGATAGAGTTTGAAACCGAAGATGATTATAAAGAAAAGCTTGAAACAGTCAAAGAAAACTATTTTCCTTCAGAAGAAACTGTAGAGTCTGATGAGGAACCTCTTGAAATAGAAGATGATAAAGAGGCGGATGGCTCCATGTCGGCATATATACATGCCATTTCAAGAAGCATCAAAAAGTAGTAAATTATAAATATTAAACATAATGATAAAATCTAAAAGGAGAGAAAACTAATGTATAATCTCGATGAACTTCAAAAGAAGTGGCAGCCAGTACTTGAGCATCCTGATCTCCCCGAAATCTCCGATGCACACAAGAGAGCCACGGTAGCCACTCTTCTAGA